GCCATTCTGGGAGCAAATCGGCTCAAAGGACAATCACTTTTGGGACTGCGAGGTTATCTGCATCCTCCCGGCCTTGGCTTGGCGGCTGACGGGCAAGCCGGACGATGTCATCGCTCCGGAGGAGAAGGAAGCTTCCGGCGAGACTGAGGCTTGACATCCCAACGCGGGCATTCAGATTCAACTCGCACCTCCTTTGCTCGGGCATGGGTTTCGGAGGCGGCACCCATCCCCTCTGCCAACATGGTCAAGGGATGGGCCTTCCATTTTGACTCCCGCGTAGGGTTATGGCTCAGGCAACCGGGTGCTTTTTAATCCTATCTCAAGCTCGCATTGAAGCTATCGCTGACAAGGCCGCGAGCCTATTGATGGAAGGAAAGACCATGATGAGCTACACGGACTCCGGCACTTCGGTGACCAAGTCCTTCCCGATGGACATCCAGACGACTCTGATTGAATGCCGATACGCGCTTCAAATCAAAGACCCGGCTCAGTACGGAGCAATCGACCGAGTCCGTGTTTACAATGGACTTTGGAACTTCCGGGGTCTATAAGAGTTTATGCCTAAGAAACTTACCAAGTCTCAAGTCCGCAAAGCTGTCGCCGATGTGAAGGCGTATGCCCGCAAAAAGGGACTGAAGACCATGGCCGACGGGTTCGGCGGCGGAGGTTCCGGTATCTTCTCGCAGTTCGAAGGAGCGAAGTATTCCAACAAACGCCAGTGGGTCAATACCCCTTGGCCCGCCGACCAGAAGAAAGTAATGACGGTCTTCGACCGCCAAGAGCTTACGCGCAAGATGCGCTGGCTCGCGGTCAACTCCGGCCTCATCCGTCAGATGATTTCTGACAATGTGATGTACGCAATCGGAGACGGCATCCGCGGTCAGGCCGCAAGCAAAGACCAGAACTGGAACGGGTTGGCGGAACATTACTTCCTCGATTGGGCCAACAAACCTTGCGACATCACCGGGCGATTCAACTTCTGGGAATGCCAGCAGATTGCTTGCCGTAAGGTAGACGTGGACGGCGAAATGTTCGTCCTCAAGACTTTCTCATCTGACGGAGTCGCCAAGATTCAGCTCATCGAGTCCCATCGCGTCGGAACTTCCGCCGCGGCCATGGGCGCTCCTGAAGGCATGTTCGACGGCATCATGTTCAACAAGTACGGAGCGGTCGTCGGCTACAATGTCATCCGTAGCGACGGCACGACCCGGATGGTTCCGGCCAACTCCATGCTACACTTGCACCACCCTGAGAATGTCTCGGGTGCGCGGGCTTACTCCCCGATGCAACACAGCATCAACAACCTAATCGACATCCTTGAGATTCTGTCGATGGAGAAGCTGGCCGTCAAGACCGCCGGGGACATCACCCGAACCATCACTCGCGAGAACCCCCAGTTCGATGGAAGTGTTTCCGACTTCCAAGCCTTCGGCATGCGTCCGCAGGATTACCCCAACGGAGTTTACGACAACCCGGAACAGGTCGGCGCTTTCATCGGCGGTAAGATTCTCTCCCTTGCTCCCGGCGAGAAGCTAGACAGCTTCCAGAGCCAGCGTCCCAACGCCACCTTCACCGGATTCATCGAGCATCTCCAGAAAGACTCCACCGCGGGAGTCCTCCCGTATCAGTTCACGGCAGACCCCAATGGCATCGGAGGCTCGGCCATCCGTCTCGTTGTCAGCAAGGCAGAACGCCACTTCGGCGCTCGCCAGCACATGTTCATGACGCGCTTCCTTACCCCGGTTTGGGGCTACGTCATCGGAAACGCCATTGCCCGAGGCGACCTCCCTCCGAACGACGAATGGTACAAGGTTAATTGGGTCACTCCTCGCCGCGTTACTGTCGACGCTGGCCGGGAATCCGCGGCCAACCAGAAAGACATCGCGATGGGTCTCAAGACCCTGTCAGACCACTTCTCGGAGCTGGGCATGGACCCTCGCGAGGAAATCCGCCGCCGGGCCGCCGATGCCAAGCTAATCCAAGAAACCGCGACCGAGTTCAATGTCCCGGTTTCGTCCATTTACCAGCCTTCTAACAACCCGGCGGACATCGACCAGACGCTAGGAAACAGTCCTGCACCACCGCAGGAATCATTCACCCCATTCCCTGACGAATCTCAAAATAACTCCAATGCGTAATCTCTCCAAGGACTTCAAGGGCCAGCGCCCTCTCCTCATCCAGCCCGCTCAGGCGGAGGCCTACCTCAACCGGGTCGGCGACATGGAAATCCCCATGGACGCGAAGATGTCCGACATGGGCGAAATGCTTTCCGCCATCTTCGGCGAGAAGCCGACGCTCGAGAAGTTCCCTCCCTTCGCTATCATCCCGGTCAAGGGTGTCATCGGCAAGAACCTGTCTGAGCTTGAGTCGCTTTGCGGCTGTTGCGACATCCACGACGTCGAGGAAATGCTTGAGGAGTGCGAACGCGACACTTCCATCAAGACCATCATCCTTGACATCGACTCCCCCGGCGGCACGTCGGTCGGTGTTCCCGAGCTGGCTAACCGCATCAAGAATTGCTCCAAGGAGGTCATCTCCTTTACGGGCAACGAATGCTGTTCCGCGGCTTACTGGCTTGGCTCTCAGGCTTCCAAGTTCTACGCGACCCCTTCATCGTCCGTAGGCTCAATCGGCGTGTACATCGCCTTCCCTGATTGCTCGGAAGCTTTCAAGATGGAAGGCGTAAAGATGGATGTCATCAAGTCTGGAACTTACAAGGGTGCTGGCATCCCCGGAACGTCCCTTGACGAAAACCAGCGCAAGATGCTCCAGCAGGAAGTCGAAGACATTCATGCCGACTTCAAGGAGGCGGTTAAGTCCGTCCGCACCTTCGTCGAGGATAGCTCGATGGAAGGCCAGATGTTCTCCGGCAAGCGCGGAGCCGAAGCCGGGCTTGTCACCTCCCTGACCAACGGCTTCGATGAAATGATGAAGGAGTTCGATGCGGCTGTCTTCGCTCAGGTCGAGTCCGACGAGGAAAACGACAAGCGTCACGGAGACGAGATTGGTGCTTCCTCCGAAGAGGACGGCGAAGAAGAAGAGGCCATGGCCCTCAAGAAGCTTCGGGCTACTGCGGCCTCCCGCGCTCTCTCCGGCCTGAAGATTAAGCTGTCCGCCGAGGACGAAGACGAGGACAAGAAGTCCGAAGACGAAGACGAGGATAAGAAGTCTGAGGACGAAGACGAGGACAAGAAGTCTGAAGACGAAGACGAAGAAAAGAAGTCCAAGTCTGACGACGACGACAAGCCAAAGGACGAGGACGAAGAGGACGAAAAGAAGTCCGAAGGCGACGACGAGGAGCCGAAAGATGAGGACGAGGAGGACAAGCCCGATTCCAAGTCTGACGACGACGAGAAGCCCGAATCCGAGGGCGACGAAGAGGAAAAGAAATCCGAGGACGACGATGGTACCGAACCCCAGCCTGACGGCGAGGACAAGCCCGACGAGGACAAGTCCAAGGACGACGCGGACGACGAGAATGACTCCGGCGAGAAAGCTGTCGAGACGGACTCCAAGCACAACAAGGGTTCGGTCAAGAAGAACCGCTCTAAGGGAGTCGCTTGACTCCCGCGTAGGCTCAACTCAAGACCGATGACCCTCGAAGAATCCCTCAAGGCGCTCAAGTCCGCCTTCACCTCCAAGTCCGGCGAGGCCGAAAAGATGGCGAAGGAAGTCTCCGACCTCAAGGCCGCGAACAAGTCCCTCAAGGACTCCGCCGAAGCCTCCGCCAAGGCCTCCGTCAAGGCTGTCGCCGCGGTTGCTTCTGAGCGAGACGCGGCCATTGCCAAGGTCGAGGAACTGACCAAGGCTCTCGCCGCCACCGAGGAATTGAAGAAGCAAGCTGTCTCGCAGATTGAATCCGTCGGCAAGAAGTCCGCGGCTATCGCGGCTTCCGTCGGCGTTAACCCGGTGGAAATCTCCGCCGCGGACAGCGTTGCATCCAAGTCCCCGGAAGAAGTCTGGAACGAATACCTCGCTATCACCAGCCCGTCCGAGAAGCTTGCGTTCTACAACAAGAACCGCGCCAGCATCGTCGCCCATCTGGGCATCAAGTAATTTTCACCCACCCCTCACTCCCTAAATAATCATGTCGAACAACGTCCTCAATCAGGGCTTGGCTCCTCAGTTCGTGGCCGCGGAAACCCTCCGCACCCTCGTCCCGGTGCTGGCTCCCCTCAACAAAATCGTGACCACCGACTTCTCCGCCTATGTCGCTGAGAAGGGTCAGGTCGTCCACACCCGTTTCGCCAATAAGTTCACGGCGAACACCTACGTCCGCGCTAACGGCTTCGTTCCGTCTGACGCTGACGCTACCGATGTCGCCATCACGCTCGCCGACCACAAGTATGTCGCCGCGGCCTTCGACGACACCGAAGTCGCCACCATCTCGCTCGACATGCTCCGTCGCGTGTTCATCGCCCCGATGGCTAACGCTACCGTCAAGTCCCTGTTCGATGGCGTTATCGGCCTGACGACTGCCGCCAACTACTCCGGCATCGCCTACACCGGCACCAAGGCCAACTTCAACCGCGTCGCCATCGCTGGCGCGGCTACCGCCATGACCAAGGCTAACCTCCCGATGGGCGAGCGCTCCCTGCTCCTCACCCCGGATGCCTTCGGCCAGCTCCTTCAGGATGCCTCCGTGGCCCAGTACCTCTCCATCGGCGACACCTCGGTGATTCGCGATGGTAAGGTCGGTCGCCTCCACGGCATCGACATCTACGAGTACAACGGCTTCCCCGGCTCGGGCACGACCTTCACCGAGAAGCTCAACGGCATCGCCTCCTGCCGCGAAGGTCACGTCATCGTGACGCGCGTCCCTGCCGCCCCGACCACGGGTGGTGGCGAGCAGATTACCGTCCAAGACCCCGACTCCGGCTTCGCTTTCGCGCTCCGTAGCTGGTACGACTGGACCAAGGGTCTGTCGAACGTCTCGGCTTCGTGGATTACGGGTGAGTCCGTCGGTAACCCCGACGCCGCCCTCCGCGTCGTCATCTCCGACCTCTAATCCAGAGGTCAGGCGTAACAAGACCCCGGGCAACCGGGGTCTTTTGTTTGGGAGGGCCAATAGACCCCTCTAGCTGGCCCGTGGAGGCCTTTTGACTCCCGCGTAGGGACATGGGCAGTATCCAAGACGAATGGGCCGCAGATGCCGGGGAAATCCTTAACGAGATTCCCAAGGCTGTTACTGTCCAGAAAGCTTCCGGCCTTCCGGTGTCTTTCAATGTCCTCATGGGCGACCCCATGGTTCAACAGGACTTGGAAACGGGCGGCTTCCTTGATGCGGCATCGTTTGATGTTAAGTTCCTCAAAGCGGATACCCTCGCCCACCCCGGCGTGGTCATCTTCGGAAACCTAGTTAGCTTCAACAATAGGCAGTACCGCATCGTTGCCATCAACGACCGCCCTCCGTCGGCTTGGGTTATCGTCCGGGTTCAGACCAAGGTCGGCCCGGCCTGATAATGGCTATCAAGCCAACAAAGCATGTCTCGCTTGATGCTTCTACGCTGATGGCCCACCTTCATGACTATTCCAAGGTCATGGGGAAGGAATTGGGCGAAGTCGTCCGAGAACAGGCTGGTCATTTTTGTTTGGACTTAGTCAAATACACCCGTCCGTTCACCAGCGCCGGAAAGGGGATGGACCCGGGGTCAAAAAAGAAGGGCGAGGAAAATGTCCACAATGCGTTATTCAAAGTATTCCAGCCAATCGAAAAAGCGACCAAGCAACAGGTCGCCGACATGCGAAGCTTCGAAGTATTCAAGCTATGGTCGAAGTCTCAAGGCTCCGGGGAGTCCAGCATTTCAAAACAAAAACAATGGGAGATGTTTCAGGCACGAAACCCTGCCCGGCGCACTTTAGCCTATGTCGGCTCAGATTCCGGAGCGATGACAAAGACCCACCAGAAACTGCGTAAATACTCTGGCAAGGGTGGTCTTGTCGATTATGCCAAGCAGTCCAAGTCTGCTTTTGCCTTCGTCAAGAAAGAGTCCGACATCACCAAGTACGCCAAGCAGAAGCTAAAGGACATCGGCTCCCTGAAGTCCGGGTATTGGTTTGCGGCCCAGAAGATTCGCTCAAAAGAAATCCGCGCCCCGGCATGGATTAAGAACCACCAGATTGGTCAGTCCTACGCTATCGGGCAGGACATGATTCAACAGCCGATGAAGCCAGAGGTTCTAATCGGACACCTTTTCGGGCTTAGGGCTATGCCGAAAGGACTCCTCAAGGCCGCAATAAGCTACCGTCAATACGCCATGCGCGTCAAGATGGCCGCGGAGCTTAACAAGCGCAAGGTTCCGCTTTGGCTTGCAACGGCCCAAGGACTCACTACGAACACTCAAAAGCACTTCTGACATGACCACCTACGGAATCCGCACAATCGCCGAGCAGTCCCTCGCGGCTTGGTTTGCCACTAACGCATCCATGCTCCCCGGCGTCCAAGTCAACATCGGCCAGACGGGAGAGCTTCGCTCAATCCCGTCAGTAATCCTTTACGCGGAAGGCGCAGATGCCCACCCGAACTTCGGTTCCCGTCCGTTAGGCAATTTTGAGTTGAGCCTGAAAATCTACATCTATTCCTCCGCCGACGACGCGCCTACGGAAGTCGAGGCCTTGAACCTACACCGGGGACGGGTAGAGGCTGTTCAGGCAATCATGCAGGACTTGGCCGGACTCAAGGCCGCATGGACTCAGGGAAAGCTGTACCATGCTTGGCTACGCTCAGACGAGGAGGGTGTTTCCGACAGACGCTACGGGAATGTCCTCACCTACACCGCAGTAGCCGTCTATCCCACGGCTTGACTCCCGCGTAGACTCAACACCAAGCGACCCTCATGTCACTCCCCAATACTTACGGCGTTGACCACGATTTTGGCCCGGTCGATGTGACCTCGTCCTTCATCACTATTCAGTCGGACAATCTGAAGGAAAACACCAACCTTCACGTCGAAGTCAAGGACGCTCAAGGACGCATTATCACCGTTCGAAAAGACGACCTTCTCAAAAGCGTCAATTTCTCCGGTGTCCTTAAAATCGGCGGCGCGATTCCTGTTCCGGGCAACTTGGTTACTTACGGTGGTATTTCGTACATCATTGACGACATTACCAACGACGGCACCAACGAGAGCTTCCGAAAGGTAGCCATCAACGGCCGCAAGTATCAGGAAATCGCCTAATCCCTTTCAAGGGATAACCCACCAATGGAAAAGCGGTGGATTAAAGCGGCAACGATTCTGCAACCCTCAATCGAGGTTTGCGGTGTTCGTCTTTTAAAGTTCAGCCTCAGACACCGGGTTGCTCTTGAAGCAATCGACAGTCCCGTGTTGAGGCCCGGCGCTCCGATGTCTGCATCTCATTTAGTTGCGGCCGTAAAAATACTTTCAAGCAAGACTATTGAGGAAATCGCCACTCCGGCGACGTTGAAAGAAAAGTTCTGGGTCAGCCGGATTGAGTTCAATCAGAGCCTGTTAATCAAGGAAATGTCGAAGCTGATTGAATACCTCAACTTGCAGGCATCTTGGCCTCGGTTCTGGCAGGAAGAAGAAAACAAGGACTCAAAAGCAAACAACGGCATCCCTTGGCAACTTGCGGTCGTCGCATCCCTTGTGCGTAATGGTTGCACGACCGAAGAAGCTTGGACAATGCCAGAAGCTGAAGCAATCTGGATGCACATGGCAAATTGCGCCTATCAGGGTTCCGAGGTAAAAATCATCACGGACGAAGAATGGGAAGCCATGAGGAAACACAAAGAAGAACTAAACACAGAAACTCAAAACTGAGAACATGGCTGACGACGTAAAAGTTAAATTCGGAGGAGACTTCTCCGATGTATCCAAAGGCGCTCAATCCGCGACGGCTAAGGCCGGGGGAGCGTTGTCTTCTTGGTATCAGGACTTCACGAAGTCTACGATGGCGAGCCTTACTGCGGCAGTTGCGTTGAGCGCTTTGTTTGGCAAACTGGTCGAGAACCTCATGGCGACAAGCAAGTATGCAAAAGAAGTTGACGATGCTTTCAAAAGATTCGGCAAGGGCACTGGCTCAGACGAGTTCCAGAAGGTTGCCAAATACGGCAAAGAGGTAGGCGTTTCCATGGAAGCAGTAGGTCGCACGATGAACTACTTCGCCAAGGTCACAGACGCCGCATCGAAAGGGAGCGCGTCCCACCGGGCCGCTCTTATCGGATTAAAGTTCACGGAGGATGAAATCAGCTCCGGACGAATCTCCGCGATTGAGGTTCTTGCTCGCATGTCCGACGAGTACGACCGAACCGGGAACGAGGCCTTGTCCGCCCAGCGAGCCGTCCAACTCTTCGGCGTTCAAGGCGAGCAGTTGGCCGCTGTTTACAAGAATGGCCGACATAACCTAGTGGCGTTTACGGAGGCCACTAAGACCCTAGGCGACGCGCAGATTGAGGCTCTCGCGAAGACAGAGCGCCGAATCGAAAGATTCAAGGAAGGGATGAAGGGAGTCGGTGCTGTGATTTTGGAAAATCTCGGCGCCGCGTCCGCATGGGTTGAAGGGAAGGGAGTCGCCCAAGAGGTTTTTGCGGGGACTTACGGAGAGACAGGCGGAACGGAAGAACAGGAAGCCCGCTCCATTTCTGGTCAAATCTTCGGAGAATTAAAAGGCGACCGGGATGCAGTCACGGCCGCAATCGATAGACTCAAAGGAATTGAAACGTCCTTTTTCTCAAGCGAAAAGGAGTCCCGGACTGCGAAGCTTGCACAAGAGGGTCTTTACGCGCTTCTTAAGAAGGCGGAAGAAAAGCCGAAGGAGGACAAGAAAGAAACCGGGCCTCCCCTTTTGAACAATGTCCGCGCTATGGCGGTTTCCTCTTTGCAGGAAATCGGTGGCGGTGACGTTGGCTCAATCATGTCCGGCACATACCAGACTTCGATGCTTGACGCGGCAACCAAGACTGCCGAGAATACGGCGAAACTTGCTCAGGCCGCAGAGAAAGCCCCGGTGCAGAAACCTACCAACATCGCAAAATAATGCCGACCCCTTCTACGACGAGAATTGATTACGGAAACCCTCTTACTTGGGGTGATTACGTTCCGGCTCCTCAAGGTTCTATCACTTGCGACGCATACGGGCTTGTTCAGTCCCAGCTCGTCTTCACCGTGGACTCCGCAGACGGAGAAATCGTAAACGTCCTGAACACGGCGAGCTTTGCCAACGCTCCTTACCCTTACAACATCGGTATTGAAATGACGGCATACAAGTATGCTATCAGTCTTCAGCCGGGCGGTGTTGCGACTGTGACTATTGATTTCGTCGGAGTAAAAAGAGAGTCCGGAATTACCGACTGCCAAATCACCGGCGTTTCCAACACGACGGCGCAACCAATCGAGACGCATCCCAATTTCACAATCGTCACGGACGACACGATTGGAAATCAGTCTCCGACGCAAATCCTCGCCGGGCCTCCTTCCCAGCCATCCAGCAATCCTAACAAACCAATCTTCATTCCTTCCGGGGATGTTTATGCGCCTTGGCGCTTTGATGGTTTCGGTCTTGCCGCCGACGGAACTCGCAACCGTAAGGCTGGCATCCGCCACTTCCTTCGACCTATGTATTCCGTCCGTGGCGTCGTCTTCTTCAACCGGGCGCAGGGATACCGGGCCGCCGCCATGACCAACGGGGTGGGACGAACCTTGTCTAACGAAGATGACATGTTCAAGTTAATCACGCCTAACGACATTCTCGGTGCGCTTTCCCCTGACCTATGCTTGCTGACGGCGGCAAACGCCGAGTGCATCGGAAGTCCTGATTATTACGGCGCAATCAAGGTCACTTATGACATCATGATTGGCGGCGAGCTTGGTTGGGACTCCGACATTTACGGCCCGATGGCTTCGGCCATCTTCGGATAAAAATGGAAGACCTTGGATTCAACGGCTCCGGCTCGCACTTCAATTCTCGATTTGAAGCCGGGTCGCCAATCCAAGCAAAACAGCTCAACGAGCTTGCGGCCGGGGTTCAGGCAAGCTTGCCTATTCCTTACCTTGGCGAAGGACCATCAGTTAGCTTCACGCCGGGAGGTTCTATTATCGTCGACAATCGTTATCGCTTTGAGCCGGGAGACCCTGCCGGAACAATCATCCAGCAGTATCAGATGCGCTCAATCGCAGTTGACGGGAGTGCCAGACTTCAGATTGCCAAGGGGACTGTAACATTCACGCAGAGCAACATGCCGCGTATCCGCCAAGGCGCCCACAGCGACCAGAGGCAGGGTTGGATTAGCAAGGTTGCCATTTACGGCGATGGAGTAACTGTTACTTCCGGCGCTGGTGACCCTTTGTGGATGGACGGAAACGGCTATTATAGCTTCAGCAATGTAGGAACATACTACATCACCATCAGCAAGTTCGACATCACGCAGTCCAACGACGACACCGACAGCGCACTCCTCAACGCCGAAGCTCCGTGGGTTTCAATCGTCCCGGCCGGAGACGACATCGAGAATATCATCTTTTCCGAGACCGGGCCTTCGCTTTACGTCAACAAGACCAACGTCCAAAAGATGGTTGGCTACGACGCGATGTCCACGGGACTGCAAGGTGACTGGGGCAACTGCCATACCACTTGGTTCAACCCGGTAAAGTGGGGTTACGCGCTGAAGCTAATCGGCATCGTGACGGTGACTAATCCTGCTGGTCAGGGCTTTGTTATCTCGATTGACCAGCACATCGTCGGCCCTATTGACCTACAGATTCCCGTCCTGTTCAACGGCACGACCCTGTGCAATCAGGATGACCTGACGGAGACGAATGACCCTTACAACATAAACAAGAACTCTACGCCGAAATGGGCGTTGATGGCTAACGGTGACACTCTCAGCGGGATGGAGTCTCTCGTTGAAGCAAACGACGATTGGTATCAGGAGTTCGTCGGCCCGGCGGATTGGACTTCCGCAAACTACGACTACAAGCTTCCCGGAAGCTGTGCCGCGCAGGACGACGGAAAGACTTGCGAGCATCCCTTCCAATTCCATCCAAAGGTCATCGTCGTCGACCCGCAGGACCCGTCACTTACACTTTACCGCGCCGACGTCTGCTCTGGAATGGTTAACAATCTCGTTCCGTTCGACGAGCCCGCTTCCGGACAGAAGCTTCCGGCGACCATCGATTTCCTGATTAATCAGGACACCTACATTTACCTGAGAATGGGGACTGAAGCATATCAGTCCGACAACCCGGTGTTCCCGGTCACCGACGAGACGGACCCGTACTATCCGACGATGGTGCAATCCCAGACCACGCTCACGGACACCGACGAATACTGCTACATCCTCATGGGTGTGGCCCGGAACATCGGCGACCCCGACACCTTCACGATCGACCAGACCATCTCCGGCTCTGTCTGGGCCGAACGTCTGAAGGTCGGAACTGACACCGCCCGTTATTACTGGGCGGGAGTCTGATGGCTACCCGCATCGGCGGGCCAATCGTAGGTGGGTTTGACCCATCTGGTTTTACTTGGGCTTCAATGCGTTCGCCGCTTGTGCTTAATGCGTTCCTTTGGAATGCGTCGTATACCAAGTTTTCAAGGCAATGGCCGTTGAGCGTCGGAAGTCCTCCCAAGTTCTTCAAATGGGATAGCGGTTCCTTGTTCCGTCGAGACACATATGGCCCACCGCCATACTATACCATTGGAAACAATGAAGGCCCGGAACCGCCTATTGTCTATACCGGGTGGAGCATCGGCATTCAATACCCCAACAAGACAGTCGACAACCATGACTTCCTTCAGCTCGTAGGCGAGGCATTGGATACGGATATCGGGACGTTCATCATTACGGCAGACGCTCACGACCCCAACCAAGGCGGACAGACCCTTTCCGACCAGCCACCCGGCGGGACTGAGATTTATGACATCGGGAAGCTGACCGGGTTCTGAGGGTTTTGACTCCCGCGTAGGGTCATGGCGGCGCCGACTATTATCTGGAAAAGGGGTCAAACCTTCATCGCGACCGGGCCGTATGTTCCCGGCGCTGGTGACCCTCCAAACCTGTCCGGAGTGACCATTGAGAGCGAAGTGCAGGATTTTGCCCGTGTCCGCCGCCCTCTTTCCGTTGAAATCGCACCGGACAACATCACCGTCACCCTGAGCGCAGAAGCTTCCGATACGGCAAATTGGGCTGTCGGAACTGCGGCTATCGACCTTCGTTGCGTCAAGGACGGGGTCGTCTTTTCAACCACGACTGTCCGCTTCGTCGTAGAACAGGAAATCACTCTGCCCAATGGCTAACATCGAACTCGTCCTCACCCCGGCATCCCCGACCGGGTCGATGGTCTTCACGCTCGGCGCTCCCGGGCCGCAAGGGCCAGCTGGAACCATCTCCGTAGGGACTGTCACGGCGAGCGCACCCGGAGGCCCGGCGGTAATCGTCAATGTCGGAACCTCGACCGCGGCCATCCTTGACTTCACCATCCCTCGCGGCGAGCAGGGAACGCAGGGAATCCAAGGAATCCAAGGTGTCCAAGGTGTCCAAGGTGTCCCCGGGGAAAAAGGAGACAAGGGCGACCAAGGCATCCCGGGAACTTCTGGTGTCGCCTTCGCCACCGCGCCGCTGGCTTATGATTCCGTAACCAAGACCGTCAGCATCAGCCCGAATCCGAACTTCGACTCTATCTCCATCGCTACTAGTGGCTACGCAGGTTTATTCCAGAATCAAGTCTTCATCGGCGACGGCATCCTGACGAACTACTTGGACATGACTCAGGGTCTTGTCCTTCAGAACGGTTCAATCACCTTCCCCAACTCCACAGTTCAGACGACCGCGTTCCCCGGCTTCGCTGGCTACGCGCTAGAGTCTTGGGTGACTGCCGGGTTCGCCGTCAAGGCCGCAGGACAGCCCGTATCTGGGACTGTCGGTCAGGTTCTAACCAAGAACAGCGGCACGAACTACGACTCGTCATGGACTACGCTAATCCCGGGCGACCGCTACCTGACGACCTCGACGACGAGCCTTCAAATCAATAACCAGACCAAGACGCTAACGATTGGGACAGGGTTGTCGTATACTTCTCAGCAGGACGTTGTCATCGCCTACGATGCTGACCACCACATGCATGCCCGGGTGCTGACCTACAACTCTACCACCGGGGTGATGACTGTTGATGTTCTGAGCCACTCGGGAACAGGCACGTTTGCCCTCTGGACTGTCAATGTTGGCGGAGCTGTTCCGGCTCAGTCCGTTGCTTGGGGTTCCATCACCGGGACGCTCGGCAACCAGACTGACCTAGCTACTGCACTCAACGAGAAGCTTTCGACTATTGATGCGGCCGCAACTTACTATCCGCTGACCAACCCGACCGGGTTCATCACTAGCGCGGCGCTTGCGCCCTACCTGACCAGCGCGACCGCCGCATCGACCTACTTCACCATCGCCTCTGCCGCCGGAAAAGCGAACCTCTCCGGGGCGACGTTCACGGGTAAGGTCAACTTGGCAACGATTTCGGCATCAAGCCCGAGCGTGAACCTCGGAGGGCAATGCGACTCTGCACCGGCTTCGGCAACGAACGGAGACCTGTGGATTTCAAATGCGGCCTCGCCTAAACTGACCTATCGGACTAACGGGATTAACTACAACTTGGCCGTCCTGAATCAGTTCAACACCTTTACCGGGCAGATGGTGATTAATACCACTTCTTCTAGTACCGCCGCCCTGCGCGTCACTCAGCTCGGAACCGCCAACGCCATCGAGGTCGAGGACAGCACCAGCCCTGACTCGACTCGCTTCGTCGTCGATGCGAACGGCAAGGTCGGCATCGGCGTCTCCCCGGATACGACCGCCGCGCTCAAGGTCGATACGAACGGCATCATGTTCGGCGACGGCACGACGCAGACGACGGCGGCTATTGCTCCTCCTCCGGCTCCTGATTACAACGCTCAGGCAAACAAGGCTTGGTTTTCTCAGAACTTCCTTAATGCAATCACATCTTACAACTACGACGGATATGGATATACTGTCGTCTATTACACAAATACGGAGGTGTTCGATGCAATGTTCCAAAATTATTCCGGGTCGGTAACCCTTGTTGGAAACGACGCCTACTCGGTAGACACTTATGGTAGCGGGTATGTCAGGTTTATTGGCGACATCCGCAACAGCACAGGGCAGTATTGCTCGTTCCATGTCGGTGGATTTAGCCTTGCTGGTTTGTACAAATTCTTTTCCTAAAATGACCCACCTAATCTGCATAGCCATCGGCTTCGTCGCCGGAGTCTACCGAAACACCATCGTCGAAAAGGCCCGCGAGCTTTACATCAAGTACTGCTCCAAGTGATGCGTCTCGCCGCGGTCATCGCCCTCCTTGCTTTGACCGGGTGCAAGTCCACGCCGAAGGTCGAGCCTCTCCCTGTCCAGCCTCCCGCTCCGACCAAGGAATCCGTCGTGACAGGCCTAGGCAAAGACTTGGACAAGGCCGACCACCGGGTTGCCTCGGCGCTGGTCGCCATAGAGAAGAACGCTGACAAGCCGAAGGTCGTCGTTGCGGAGTCCCGCCTAGCCCAGTCATACCTCCCTGAGCCTCCGGCCGGGGACGTTGCCTTCGCGATGGCCCGGGCAACCAAATCAGACCCTCTGGACTACAAGAAGCAGATGGAGTTCGGTCGGCAACTGGCGACTGCGGTCAACAAGGCATGGGAGAAATTGGAGGCCGACCAGAAGGAAGCCGCCCGCGTCTCCGGCCTGAAGGATGCCCGTATCAAGGAGCTGACCGACGAAGTCGCCCGCGTGAAACAGGAAGCTTCCCAGAACATCTGGACACTCACGGGTGCGGCCTTGTTCGTCGCCGGAGCGCTCGCCACAGCCTTTGTCGGCCCGCGTATCGGCATCCCCCTAATCGCCTGTGCGGCCTTCGCTGGAGGAGTTCCCTTCATCTACGACTCGCCTTACTTTCTTATCGTCGCCATCGGAACTGCCGCCATCGCTTCCGGGTTCGGGCTGTGGTGGGTCTGGGACAAGGTGCGTGACTCCGTCAACTCCTCTCATGTCAAAAGGGATTAAGGTCGTGTGGCGTAAGCTGGGTCGCGAGGTCGCTTGGGGTCAGGCGCACTTCGACCCGGCGCATCCGCTGATTGAGGTAGACCCTCGGCTCGGTTCAAAGAGACAGCTAGAAGTCCTGTGCCACGAAATCCTGCACATCACCCTGTTCCCGAATGACACCACCCCGGCCACGGAGAAGCTTGTCGATGCCGCGGGAAAGAAGCTGTGCGACACCCTCTGGAAACAGAACTACCGCCGGGTGCTGATGGAAAAGAACGCCAAGCCTCCCCGCATCTCATGAGCGCGGCTCCGTTCACGCCGGAAGACATCCCGAAGGAGGTCAAGGACGGCCTCGTCGCATCCGTCCTCGGAGGCCTTGCGATGACGGCCCGGCTTCTGCTTTCGACTGAACCCGTGTCGATTGGCTGGGTTGCCCGCCGGGTTAGTGCGGCCGCAATTACCGCGGCTATCGTCGGCTACGCCATACAAGACCACATCGCATCGGCGGGACTGCGGATGGGTGTGGTTGGCGCGGCTGGCTACGCGGCTCCCGAATGTCTGGACTATCTGCTCAAGTATGTCAAAGCCCGTGGCGAGAAGGAAGTTGCCGCGGTCGCAGGGAAACCCTCAAAGCCCAATGGCAAAAAGAAGTCTACCGCCAAGCGCAGGAAATGAGGGGAACCTCCTTCTCGCGGTATTCCTGCTGACCGCCTTCGCCGGGCTGTCGGCGCTTGGGTCGGCATACATTTCTGGGTTCGTCCTTGACCAGCTTCAGTCCACTGAGGCGATGGCCCTCATCATCACGGACGGCGGCATCAAGTCTGATTCAAAGGAGCTAGAGCGAAACCTGTCCACGGCCACCATGGCTTTGAACGCATGCCGGGACTTGGGCTGGGCTCTCGCCGTGGGGTGTATCGGGGTGGGGGTGGCCCTTGGGGTCAGGCTGGGGGTCAAAAGGCCTCCACGGGCCTCCTAGAGGGGTCTTTTGGGGGTAAAAAACGCCGGGCTTGAGCGATACTGCATCGCTTGAACCCCGAAATCGTGCGTGAACATAAAAAAAGGCATTGTGCCAGACCGAGTCATGCCCCAAGGTTACTCTCGTTCCACCAAACCTCCCTCAAACAAACGACCATGACCAACGAAATCGACAGTAAGCTCCTCGGCAAAGTTCACTCTCAGACCATGCGGATGAACGAACTTTCCAGAACCATCATGCGCCTTCACCCGACCAGCGAAGGCCGGGTCAAGTCCATCACTGAGTACTACGACCTCCTCCGCTCCTCCAAGACCGTCCGCGACCAGATTGTCGGACGCGAAGACCGCAAGACGGCGACTTGGTTCATCCGTACGGCGCAGAAGCCTGTCGATAACTGCGGAAACCAGATTTTCGCCTAATCACCATCATCCACAAACGACCATGAACATCCACGACCTGTCCGCCGCCCTCGACCACGACGAGCGCATCCTCATCAGCACCAACCGGGAAGCCGGGGAAACCAACCCTCGCGCCCTCCCGGCGAAGTGGGACGAGCTTAGCGAATCCGCCAAGTGCGTGTGCATGTGGTATGTTCGCAACACCCTGTCCTATTTCGACAAGGCCGCGGTCGCCCGTCACATCATCGGCTGTGAAATCATCGCCAACGAAGAAGCCGGGGTCAAGCCCGTCATCACCAAGGCCCGCGCCGACGAGCTGTGGGCGACGGTCTTCGCCAAGTAACTTTTCCCACAACCAAGATAAACCCATGCTCCACAAAATCGCAGTTACTGTCGATGTCGCCCACGAAAGCGGGGAAGAAGCCATCGCCGCCCGTGCCTTGAAGACCCTGTTCGCGGAGAACAACCTCGACATCTCCGAGGTCGGCGACTCCGCCGGGTCAGTCATCGTTCACGAAGTCACCGAGCCGGAAGCTTCCGGCCGCCGATACTTCGCCCAGCTCACTTACGTCCTTGTCGTTGAAGCCACCTCCGCCGAAGCCGCGCAGGAAGCTGTCGATGAATCCATTTGCTTTTACGCCGATGGCTGGGCCGTTGACCAAATCGCTGTCCGCAACCTTTCCTAACCCACCCAATAACACCATGCCCAACCCTAACGAAGTCAAAAACATTCTGCTTGAAAAGGCAGAAGAAAACCTGAAAAGCCTCCTCTCCGAATACCGGCGCGGAGAGACCGAGCATTTTAGCGAAAAATACTTAGACGAGCTTCGCAACGAAATCGAGGTGGCTAAATCCATCGTAGACTTCATTTCTTTCAATTCCTAACCCGACCCAACCATGCCCAACCAAAACAGGAAACCCCACCAGTACCGCGAAACCAACCAGCGTGGCCGCGCCGTGAACCTCACCGTCACCGCGCCGTCCGCCTTGGCGAAGCTCGTCCACATCGAGTCCCGGCTCTCCAACAAGTCCGTCTCGCACTTTATGCGCGACGTCCTCGTTGACCGCTACAAGCACATCATCGGCGACCGCACCAAAGCCCGCTAACATGTACAACCTCGAAACGACAGGCCGACCCGGAATCTCCATGCTCGGCGGACATGACCCGGCGTGCGCCGGGGTGCTTTACGCCTTCCACAATTCCCTCGGCCGGCCAGAGTGCCGCCTGACCTACGGAGAAAGCTTCTCGCTTCACATCCCCAAGGGACAGAGCCTGATGGATGCCTTGTTGTCCGCCGCAGATGCGCTCGACAAGGACTTCACTTCGGCTCCCTCTCCGACCCGGGAACACGTCACCGCACTTCTCGCCAACCTCTGATTATGAACCCTCCCAAGACCACGCAGACCTTTACGCTCACGCGGGAACAGCTCATCGGGCTGTCGAAGCTTCAGAGCCGGGGATGGACGCTCGACTTCCACAACCTTCAGCACCTCCCAGCGGAGAAAGCCATCGCCATCCGCGTCACGGGCCAGACCACCGGGGCGGAGATGTACATGGTCATCGAGCCGGACGGCTACACCCACTCATGATGACCCCGTATCAAATCGTATCGGTGCTTCATGGCATGAGCCAGATTCCAGAAGACATCGATGAGGTCATCGCCATCGTCGAGGAAATCGAACGCGCCCCGGAAATGTACCTGAACACCGGGTCGGCCTGTCGAGGCTACGACCAGCTCAAAGCAATCGCATGGGGGGAGCCTCTGTGAGATACCTTTCGGTATGCTCAGGGATGGAAGCCGCGTCTGTCGCGTGGCACCACCTTGGCTGGACTCCTGTCGGCTTCTCCGAAATCGAACCCTTCCCATGTGCTATCCTCAAACACCATTTCCCTAATACACCAAACTATGGCTCACTCACAGAATACACCAGCTGGCCCATCCGGCCCGGTTCAGTCGACCTTCTGGTCGGAGGAACACCATGTCAGTCCTTCTCCGTTGCAGGGTTGCGAAAAGGACTTGCCGACCCGCGCGGCAACCTCGCCCTCACCTTTCTTGGATTGGCTGACAAGCTCAAGCCCAAATGGATTATCTGGGAAAACGTCCCCGGTGTCCTGTCATCGAATGGAGGACGGGACTTTGGTTCCTTCCTCGGGGCGCTGGTCGAACTCGGGTATGGGTTCGCCTACCGAATCTTGGACGCTCAGTACGTCGGAGGGTCAGGAGCAGTGCCTCAACGGAGAAGGAGAGTGTTTGTTGTCGCAAGTCTTGGAGACTGGAGAGGTCCATCAGAGGTTTTATCTCTCCGCGAAAGCTTGCGCTGGAATCTTGAGGCGAGCAAGAAAAAGAGGGACGTCGTTGCCGCCGATGCTGGAGCAGTCCCTGATTCAAGCATGCCGGTAGTAATTGACCGGGCCGCATTCAATCAAGGAGAGAATGCTAAATTCGACCCACACATCGCTCAGTCTGAAGTTATGGATAGCCTTGTTGCTCGCGGCCCTCATGCCGTGGGTGTTCCGAATTGCAAAATCAGCGGAACAATCAGGGCTAACCCCGGTAGTGGCTGGAGGTCTAACGGAACTCCCGTAGAGCCGGTCGTGATTACTTCAATGTCAATACGAAGATTGACGTGCGTAGAGACTGAGCGCCTCCAAGGATTCCCTGACAACTGGAGCCGAATTAGTTGGAAGGGTAAGCCAGCTGAAGAATGCCCCGACGGGCCGCGTTACAAAGCATGCGGGAACTCGATGGCCGTCCCCGTGATGCGTTTCATCGGCGAAAACATCCACAACCTGACCTAAAAATGACGATTTTTACCCCGGGCAAAAGCGAACCAGATTCGCTCCAACCCCGAAATCGTGCGCCCGGCATAAAAAAAGCATTGTGCCGAACCCGGTCATCCCCCAAGGTTGTTCTCGTTCCACCAAACCTCCCTCACAAATGAATACCGAATCCGCCAACGTCATCCTCCGCCAGATGGTCGCCAACCTCAAGACGACCCTCCGCAACGCCAAGCGCCTTGAAGCCAGCGACGAAGCTATCGCCGCCCTTCAGGCCGCCATCACCGAGTTCGAGGAAGCCATCGTCGTGAACGAGAACTTCATCACCGGCAACTGCTAATCACTTTCTCCCCCACAACCAACAAACACCCACACAAATGAACAGCATCAGCATCACCACCATCATCATCGGCTCCACGCTCGCGAAGCTCTACGGAGCGCCCGGGTTCGACAACAACACGCTCGTCTCGGTCATCTCGGCGTTCCGCGCCGCGCTCAAGGCCGACCACAAGCGCGTCCCGGCTTGCGACCTCAAGCTCATCGAGCTGGCCCGGGCCATCCGAAACGACTTCGGCTACTTGGTCGAGGTCGCGTAATCCCTTCCACCACCAACCACAAACGACCAAACAGATGAGCAACGACGAACAGAAAAACATGAAAAACGCAGACCAGCTTTTGCTGTCTGCCTGCAACGCGGTCAACGGACTCATCCCCTGCTACGGGGAGGGACTGAAGAAGAAGTGGGCCGAACTCAATGGAATCGTAATCGAAACCTACAAGTCGGCTCACAAGCTTCCCGCTGACTATGTGCTTGAGGACTGCGTCAGCCATTACAACTCTCGCCACTGATAACCCTCGCAAGCTTCCCGACATGAAAGCTCTCATCGCCCTCGCCGCCCTCGTCATCTTCGGATGGCTGGCGGTCGTCACCTTCTGCGGCCCGGAACTCTACCGGGCCATCAACGGCCCTGACCCGGTGAAAGCCAAGGTCGTCCGTCGCCATCGCTGACCCCTTCCACCATGCCCAAAAAAACCAAAGACCTCGCGGCGCTCGTCGCCGACCTCTACCCCCACCGGGACATCGCGCTCAAGCCAGAAGCCATGGTCGCCTACTGCGAACACCTCGGCATCACCAACCCGGGCCTGAGCGACCTTGAGGCCGCCGACGACAGCTTCTACGGCGAACACCGGAGCGACCGGGACTTCGCCTACGATGTCGCCGACGCGACCAGCCTGTTCGGTGACCTCCCGAAGCACGGGCGACACACCCACCCGTGCGAGCTTTACTTTGACTGGGACAAGTACGCTCGCGACCTGATGTACGACTTCTTTGAATCCTCCGGCTACTACTTCCGCAACCAATGAGCAACCTCCTGCATCCTAAGCTAGAGCGCCTTGAAGGAATCACCGACGCGAATGGCTACCCAAGCCGGGACGAGTTCAGCTGGCGACCCTGCCCGTGCTGTGGCGACCACCTCGGCGGCGAACGCTACGAGGTCAAGGCAATCTACTACAACCGGAAGTCACCGTCTACCATCTCAGTCATGCGCGGAAGCTTCTGGGTCTGCCAAGACTGCGTAGTCGAATACCAATGAGCGACCCGACCATTGAACAGATTTACGCGGCCCTGATGGAGAATGGCTATGGCGGCGACGAGCTGACCATTGACCGCTCTATCGCCATCCACTACTTCGCGGAAGCATGGTACGACGGGCAATTCTCCAACCTCTACCGGGTCATGTGTTCCATCCGTTACGATTCCAGAGGACTCGTCCTTGACAGCGAGAGCGACATGGTTCAGGAAATGTATCGCTTCCTTGAGCGCCACTTCTACCCTCAACACCACAACTGATGAACTACCAAATTGCCATCCCGACCTACAAGCGATACGCCGACGTTCGCAAGAAGACCATCGAGACGCTCCTGCGCCACGACGCTGACCCTGCCCGCATCACCGTCTTCGTAGCCTCTGAGGCCGAACGCGAGCGATACGCCGCGGCCATCGGCCCGGGCTTCCGAATCGTGGTCGGCCAGCTTGGAATCTCGAACCAGCGCAAGTTCATCAGCAACCACTACCCTGCCGGGACTCGCATCCTTTCCCTTGACGACGACGTCACCGCGCTCAAGGAGAAGCAAGGCAAGCGCATGGTGGACTGCCGCCTGTCCATCGACGAAATCTCCTCCATCGGCTTCGGGCTATGCGAGAAGCATAACGCAAAGCTGTGGGGAATCTACCCGGTCGCTAACGGATTCTTCCTGAAGGACAAGGCAAGCCTCGGACTCAAGTTCGTCTGCGGCATCTTCTTCGGTTCATACGCGGGCGACCCGGTGCTGGCTGGCTTCCGCGACAACCAAAGTTCCGGCGAAGACTTGGAGACGACGCTCCTTTCCTTCAAGCGATACGGCTCGACTGTCCGCATCGACTGGATTTGCCCGACCACGAAATACTTCGCCGACGGAGGCATCGACGCGGAACTGAAAGACCGCGGCATCGGTGAACGCAACGCGGACAACACCCGGTGCTTGCTCAACATCGAGGCGCGTCACTCCGACTTGGTGACCAGCTACGTCAAGGCCGGAGATGTGACCAACCTGAGGTTCAAACGCATCACGACAGCGGAATACTCCCGGTCACAGCTAACCGACAAATGAGACGCGCCATGTCGATTGTGTTCGCGGCCATGCTGAGTCACGCCGCACTTGCGGTCACCGACGCAAAGCTGTTGAACGCAATCGGCATGGTCGAGTCCGGCATGAATCACCGCGCCATCGGCGACGGAGGTCTTGCTCTTGGTGCGTATCAGATGCACCCGGAAGCTTGGCAGGATGCCAATAATTTCCTTGCCTCAAAAGGCATGGCGACATGGCCGCGTTCTGCGTGGCACGATGCCCGCGTTCAACGCATCATGGCTGGCGCGTATCTGTCCGTCATCCGCAAAAGGTTACGCGACATGGGCTACCTGAACCCCACCCCGGCCCAGCTGGCCCTGTGCTGGAACTTCGGCCCGGGCGGCGCACGTCGCGAAGGGTTCCGGATTACCCCATACGCTCAAAGGGTCGTTTCTATCGCTAAGAACTGAACTCAACTTATTCCTATGGAAAACAAACACCGCATTG